GGGTGATGATGAACATAAAGAAGAAGCAAAAAGAGAGGAAACTGTCGTAGAGGCACCACCAGAACCACCTGCTCCTGAAGCACCAGTAACTCTTGTTGAGAGAGTTGAAGCACTGGAAACAAAGGTAGAGGAAGGTGAGGGGTTCGTCACACCCCGCACAGGAGCATAATGTCCAAGTCACCAAACAAAGGTAAAAAAGGTTCTGGTGGTGCAGGATCTGCTAATAATAAAAAGCAGAACTCTGGTAACGCTAATGCTAAAAAAGCAAAGAACGGTGGTAAGAAAAAGTAGTGAGCGAATTTAATTGGGGTGTATTCATCATTTTATCCTGTGGACTTGCGTTCACAGGATATTGTGTTTTCTATATACTTAGGTTAGCCCATTTGGAGATGAGAGATGAAACACCTCAGTCTGATACTGTCCCTGACGAGTCTGGGCATTAGTGCTGCGATTGGCGTAGGAGCATACATCACCTATCAAAAAGCACAGAAGATTTTAGACAACCCAGAAGCGTTTGTTGGTGCTGTTGTAGAGAAGCAGGTCAACAAAGCATTTGAGAAACTTCCTATCCCCAAACTAAATACTGGGAGTATTAAGTTTCCTTTCTAATGGATAATAAAGACCCATACATATATCGTATTCGCTCAATTCATAAGGTAGTCGATGGGGACACTATTGACGCTGATATTGATCTGGGTTTTGATATTTCCCTTACTAAGCGAATTCGTCTTGCGGGTGTTGATACGCCTGAATCGCGCACTGCAGACGCAAACGAAAAGAAATACGGACTTGAATCAAAAGAATGGTTGAAGAAAAAAGTAGAGGGTGCGAAAAACATTCTGATTAAAACAGAACTTCCAGATTCTACAGAGAAGTATGGTAGAATCATCGGGCATCTGTTTATCAACGACCAAGATACATCACTCAATGACCAGATGATTGTTGAAGGTTATGCTTGGTCTTATGATGGTGGAACTAAACAAAAGAACTTTGCTGAACTGGATGCAAAGCGTAAGAAATAATCACTTACCATAATATTTCTTGTGTTGTTCTAACTTCTGTTTCTTAAACTCTTTCTTTAATGTCTTATTGAGTTTCTTTTGGTGCTCATAAGCAAAGAAGAGTTGTAGTTCATAGTCAGTTAAATCTTTGCTCAGTGCTTTCTTTGCCTGAGCAAAGATTCTTTGGACAATAGGTTTCATTTTACCTACCATCCATTCCACCAGAGATTTGCCAACAAGAGCCGCAGCAACAGAAGCAGTAGCAGTGGTGCCAGCAAGAATAACTTGTTCTTTAGGTGGGACTGGAATTTCCCCGACGATTGGTACTTCAATGACAGGTACTCCTAAGTTAGTGTTTTCTGTATTGGTTTCTTTGATGATTTTGTCTTGTATGGATTCTTGGGGAATCTGAACTTGTGGAACTATTGGTTGACTATCTGGAAGACCTCTAGTTTTTTCTTCCTTTTCATCTTCTTGTTTCTTTTGTTCTGCTCTTACCGCAGCATCAAACTCTTCTTGAGTTGGAACATCAATAACTGGATAGTTTAAAGTTGGGTCGGGAATATTAATAATTGGTAATGCAAGTCCGTGTGATACAGAGCGTTCCGTTCTTCTTGTGACAGGAGGTTCTATGGTGGGAATAATTGGTGGTCCGTCAATTCTTACGGACGATGGGTTGATTATTTTTATTTCCATTGACTACATCCTGTACATTGGGATACTTAACGACTACATCAGCACATATTTTTGCGTAAGGACTATTTGGGTGAAATGAGATGCCTGACTTGATTGCTTCACCACATTTGAGTAGGCGAACTAACTCAAAATCAAGTCGTGCCTTATCTGCCTCCGCCTGCTGCCTTGTTATTTCAGTTCTGACTCGTGCCTTGCAGAGTTCCTGGAACGACCCGTCAAGAGGTATGGAGAACCCAGCAGAGAGTCCTGTATTAAGAGAGTTTTGTTGATATGATGTTGGGTCACTATTGTTGGATAGACTATTATATCCAAAGGTTTGTAAGTTCAAAGTTGGACCTTGACAAGAAACACCAGAACCATAAGTATTCACAGAAAAAGGACCCTGTAGCACCTGGACTGCCTGGTTGGTGACATTACCAGTCGCAGATGCTGAGGGTCCTGCAATATTCGTATTAGATGGTGCTTCTGCAAATACAGGAGACGCTAAACCGATTATTGTGTAAAGACCGATAGTGAGTTGGTGGTAGACTCTTCTACCGTTTTGCGATCTATCCATGTTTCTTTCGCAATTCCAGGAGTCAGATAAGTCTCACTAAACTGGAACGGAGCACCTTGCGTTTGAATTGTATAGTTCGCTCCTGGCTCTGGTCGAGCAGGGATATTGATATTAGTACCAGTGACAGTATAAGATGTCCCAGTGGTATATTCTATTTGTTTGATAACTTCAACCACCTCAGTACGAGTTTTGGTCTCAGAAGTAATCGTTCCGCTTGTAAAGTTGGGCGTAACGGGTCCAGCATAGCAGGGAGAGATAAGTCCCGCTGCTGCTAGCAAAACGGGAGTTATGTGTCTCACTTGAATACGCTTAACTCAACAGTTCTTTGTGCTGTACCAGTGCTTCCAGGACCACCTGCAGTGATGGTAGGAACTCCAGTTGGACTCAGAGTACCTGCAAGAGAACCTTTATCTCCACCTAACTGAGTAGTAGAGTCGCTATAAAGGTTGGGAGCAGCAATTGTTCCAGAAGCTGCCGACTGAGAGGTGACCACAGTATCTGCAGTGATTGATGTTTCAGAGAAACTAAATGATCCACCATTGGTGTTGATTGCATAAGAACCAGCAGTACCAACTCCCCCAAGAGTTGTTACGTTGATATTTGTTCCTGAAACGGTGTACTGAGCACCAACTCTATTCGATTGTACCGCAGCACCCTGAACGCTTAATTGTACGGAGTCAACTATTTTGTTTGTAATTTCACCAGCAAAAGCAGGAGTAGTAAGGAATAACGAAAAGATCAGAGCTAATCTTTTCATTGTTCTAGTGGTGGTAAACTATATTTGTATTTAGCAAGACACCTCTTAAACTAGCACCTTGACAAATCCTAAATATTAACTTATTATGAACAAACCCACTTCAAAGAGTGGGTTTTCTGTTATGAGTCATTGAAGTGACATTTAGAGCCGAGGAAGGTGCCCCCAGAGATGGTTGTGGTATACCCCCCTTCTATTCGGATGTAGAGTTCAATCGGAGTTAATGCAAAATTTCTTTACAGTAGCCCTGCCTCTTCTGGCAACGGTTACAACCAATGCGGCAACACTGCCATTCGTAAACTACAAGATGCAGGGACCTCCTCCTCCTGTAGTTGAAGAGACAGCGACCAAAGAGGTTGCTCCCGAAAAGCCAAAAGAGAAAAGGTTAATTTGTAAAGGGTGTAATGAAAATGAGAATGCTACCCTGGCATATTTCCAGGAACGTGGTATTAAAGACAGAAACGCCCTTGCTACCATCATGGGTAATATTCGTCAGGAATCAACTTTTATTCCTAACATTTGTGAAGGTGGTAGCAGAACCAGTTGGGGTAACTGCGGTCGCGGTTACGGACTGATTCAATGGACATCTGCCAACCGATATTATGGATTGGGTGATTTTGCTAAGAAGTATGGTGGTTCTCCATCATCACTTCAAACGCAACTTCGTTATCTAACGAATGAAGTTCAATGGCAACGAATTGAAGACAGGATGAAAATGCCTGGTAAGTCTATCAATCGTTACATGGACTATGCGTATAGTTGGATTGGTTGGGGGCATCATGGCGCCCGCACTTCGTATGCTCATGAGTATGCTTCCAAACTGATCACGGTAGAAGTTTGATATATAAGGGGAGTGCTGCAGAACTCCCCTTTCTTATGTTTAAATTTGGCAAACAAAAACCAAATATAAAACAATATGCTATAATAGGAATCGTATTATCTTCTCTTATAGCAGCACTCTCACAATGCACTGGAGTATCTGAAGATGGACTTTGGGACTTATTGGATGAGATTCAAAGAAAATATTTCCCACAAACTATTCTTAATGAGTTTGTTATTAAAGATCCTGCGAAGTTAGAACGCAGAATCAAGCGTGATGTTGATAGAGCGATTGATGAGGTCACACCAGAGTATGACCGTATTATTAACGAGTCCATAAAGAAACCTAAGTATGTTGAGAAAGCACCAGACGGCAGTGAGGCACAGAGACTGCTTGGTGGAGAAATGAGAATCTGTGCTCCTTGGGTTGACGACTGCCCCAAGGACTGATATAATAACTAGGTCAACAAGGGCACGTAGCATAATGGATAATGCAGCATCCTTCTAAGATGTCGATTGGGAGTTCGACCCTCTCCGTGCCTGTTGGAGTATTATTCTCCAAATCATTCCCATCGACCGAGCAAGCGAACGGGCCCGACTGTTAATCGGAGATTGGTAGGGGCAGTACCTACGATGGGAGCCACGCCGAAGTAGCTCAGTGATAGAGCAGGAATTTTGTAAATTTCAGGTCGCAGGTTTGATCCCTGTCTTCGGCTCTTGACATAATACTCATTATGTCATATACTTCAAAAGTCCGTGTGAAGTGAAGTGCGTGGGGTTCCGTGCCTGTGAAGGGAAACCTGAGGCTGGGTAAATCCCCACCATTTGCGGAGTTAGTTCAGTGGTAGAACGCTATCCTTCCAAGTTAGATGTCGTCGGTTCGAATCCGATACTCCGCTTCTTAAAAAAGTTCGGTTAACCACCCTCTTGACTGATCCCAAAGAGAATGTTAAAATAAATACGTTCAGGTGATAAGACCTCAAATACTCGTTGAGTCACTGAATCAAACGGAGTTAGTCGAAACTCCTTACATCCGCAGGTATTATTCTGCGAGAAAATATAGAGGTACTATTATGTTTAAATCCGCAATCGCAGCTGTTGCTGCTGCTCCTTTCCTTGCTTCGGCTGCGTTCGCAGGTCCTTATGTTGAGAGCAAGACCACTGCTGCTGGTGTCATTACTGATGGTGGTGATTTCACTGGCGCTCAAACCGAACTTCGTGTTGGTTACGAGCAGAAAGCTTCCAATGGTGTAACCGTTTTCGGTGAAATCGGTCCTGGTTATGAGTGGAACAATGGTGGCACCAATGAAGCTGTTGGTGTTGGTGAAGTTGGTGTTAACTTCCCTATCGCTGGAAACCTGACTGGCAAAGCAAAAGTTGCTGGTGAGTATGGTTTTGATAGCGAAGTGTTTGCTCTTGGTGGTGAACTGAAGGTCCGTTATTCCTTCTGATACCTAACTACATAATACAGAATGGGGGGTTGACAAGACCCCCTTTTTAATGTATTATAGATAACGAGTTAGGAGGTCTATGTCTCTTATTTCCCAAAAAGATCGTGAGATGGTTATTGATGCTCTTGAATTTTATATTCAAGATATGAAAAAGAATAACTGCAATGATGCAGCAATCTATTCATACAATACTCTTCTCAAATGGATTGAACTGGAGTATTTCAAGAATGAAAATTAATCTCTGGTTCTGTAAGGATATGAATCAATGGCGTTGGACCCTAACTGACGATCACCGTCCAGTAGTTAAACAAGAATCAGGTCAAAGACCCAATCTTCGTGATGCTATGAATGATGTAGCAAATACTGTAGAATACATGTTAGATAAGTTCTAATTTTTTGGGCGATTAGCGCAGCGGTAGCGCAGCTGCTTTACACGCAGTTGGTCATTGGTTCGAATCCGATATTGCCCACTTATAAATACTTCAAAAAGAAGTATAATGGAATCTCTTTATAAACTTCTGAGTGATACGCAAGCATCACTCTTTTTACTCTTTCAAAAAACTTGGGTCTATCACTGGCATGTTGTCGGTGAAGACTTTAAGCAAATTCATGATCTTTTTGGTGATCAGTATCTTGTCATTCAAGAAGAGATTGATAGATTGTCTGAGCATATGAGATTTTTGGGTATTAAACCTATAAGTTCTCTGTCAAGAGTGTTGGAAGTTTCTGGAGTTTCCGAAGCAAAGACAAATATTTCCTCAATGGAAATGATTCGTGATCTTTTGGAAGATCATAAGAAAATTGTTTCTATGTTTGATTCTGCCGCTGTTGAAGCAGAAGAACAGAAGTCAAGAGGTACAATCAATCTTCTTGATGATTTAAATGAGGCACACGGAAAATTTATTTGGATGCTAAGATCTTTTACTGAATGATAGTGGTATTGAGTTATGGTAAGCGTAAGATGCAAAGTCTGTGGGACTGAATTAATCAGTCACCCAGTTAAAACAAAGTCTTGTGGTTGTACAAATATGACCACAGTAAAAGGAGATTTAATCACTGCTGTAGATTTGGCAGATGTGGTTATGATTGGTTCTGATAAACAAAATAAAAAAGCAAGTGTCTTTTCTAATGAAGACCTTGCTTATCAGGAAGCACGTAGAAATCGTAAAGTAAGAAAGTTAGATTTTGAAGTTAGATAGGTTCTAATTTCAACTGGTCATTGTATATTGCAAATTGATATCCATATTCATCTAATTCACTGAAACCATATCTTGTGCATAGTTTACCAATTCTTGAAGCTAGATCTTTATTACCAAGTTCTGCTATTTTAGTTTCTGCAAATCCACATGGATGACTGAATAGAATATCTCCTTTGATTCTGAATAAGTCATGCCCATCAATAAAATCAGTATAAAAATATTTTTTTATTACGTTGTGCTTTAATGCTGTAGAAACAACGTCTGTACGTTGTTGTAAAGTGAGTTGGCGTAACTTTCTTGTTACTGAATTGGGTGTCAATGAAAGACCCCATCCAACTTCCCCTATTCTTCCACCAGAGTTATATCGAATTCTTTTTTTAAAATAATCTAGTTTTTCTGGTTCTGCATCTTTACATGTGATGGATAAGAAGTGATCTTTATCATCAAAAAGATCAATATATCCATATACATCTATACCATGCACATTAAAAAGTATCGATGTAAAACGTTTCATACGGGTTCAAGAATTAGATCACTATTATATCTAGCATATTGTAGACCATCTTCAAATAGCGGACCAAATCCATATCTTTGTGCAATAAGTGCTCTTTGTCTTGCCCCTAATTTGAGAGAGTGTTCTGTAAAACCCTGATCAATTTTAGGACCCTGTGGTCTTGCCGCTAACATATCTCCTGGTTCTGGGTTTAAACCGTAAAAATTTCCATCTAAAAATTTGCTTCCCTTAGAAAGAAATTCTAAATACATCTTAGTTCTTTCTTGCGTTGTAAATAAATCTGGAGATTTGGTATACTTTACATCCCAACCAATATCTCCAATTCTTGTTTTAGTATCAAAATCAATTTTTTTAGCAAGTCTTCTTATTCTTTCTTTGACATCTGATTCATTGTAGTATTCTAAAAATTCAACATACAAGTAACTTTTTTTATTGTAATATGGTTTTAACCAAGAATAAAAAGCCATGGAACCACTATCACAAGTAAAGTTCATTTGGTTTGTAAACTTTGGATGATCAATTTCTATTTTTGATTTATCCTTATACCCAAGGTCTATAAGTAAGACTTCAAATTCTAATATTTGCACTTGACTTATTTTGAATTTATACTTATAATTATAACACTATCTGGAAGATTGGCCGAGTGGTTGATGGCGATAGTCTTGAAAACTATTAACGTTAATAGCGTTCCAGGGTTCGAATCCCTGATCTTCCTTTCAAATTATTACAAATTTTAGATTGTCTTAATCTATATTTTTGTATCAACACAAACTTGACATAGTAGAAGTACTCACTAGCATAACTAGTAGTATTCAACTTAAACCCTATGGATCAACACACCTACGATAATTGGGTGAAGATCAAGGAGACCTTCGAAAAGTCTGGTAATACGGACAACATGTTTTACAAAAGATCTGTCGAAATTGTGAAGACCAGAAAAGATCCTCTGGCAAAATTTCTTGGAGATGAGAAGTGATGGAACCTCAAGACGAATTGGTAAGTCGTGCCGAAGTTCAGGAGATGATTGATGCAGCAATCCGCAGACACAATCGTAATGCTTCAATTATTAGTATGTGCGTTGGTTGGGTGGTTCTTGCTTTATTTGCTGAGGGACTTCTAAGGTTAGTTGGAGTTATTCCACCAGTACTACCATGGCTCAACATTACCCTGAAATAATCGGTATCGTTTTCCTGTTAGTATTTGCCGCCACGATGTTTTATCAAGGCACCTGTATCATGAGAGGTCAGAGAGGATATTCCCTGCGAGACTATATGAAACAGGAGAGCACAAATATGCGTCAAAGAATAGAAGAACTACTCAAGGACAAATGATAACCATCACGGAAGAAGATTTAAAAGAATTGCAAGAAAGAGTCCTTCAGAAAAAAATGGAAGAATTATTTGAGGAACCTTCTAGTTACGAGGATGAAGATCGTGGTTATGGAATGGGGTGAACTAACTGATTTTGTTACTAAACAACTTTTAATTTTTGTTGTTTTTATGTGTGGTTTAATTATAGGTTATATGTACGGACATAGAGACGGAGGAGGACTTTAATGAATAAAACACTTTATTCTGCTATGACTATATTTGGTTCGATTGGGTGCTTTATTATATGGGGACTCAATCATGCATATCCACCTCATTAGGAGATTATATGGACAAGTATAAAGATTTTTCAGACTATGAACTGCAACTTTTAGCAGATGCTATTTGGATGAGACAAAGGCGTTTCATTGCAGGTGATAGAAGATTTAGAGAGTATGGAGTACTTTTAGATGAGATTCGTGAAAGAATCAATTATGTTCCAGGAATATTTGCATGAAAAAGTTTAACGATACAATATTAACAGTCACGATATCAATCATTGACTTCTTGTATCGTGACTTACCTATTCAAAGGTTCTGGGTTCTAGAAACTATTGCTAGAGCACCTTACTTTGCCTTTGTAAGTGTGCTTCATCTCAAGGAATCACTAGGACTCAGAGACTTATCTCATTATTATTTGATGAAAGAACACTTTGCACAAACACTCAATGAAACGGAACACCTTATTGAAATGGAGCATCGTGGCGGAGCAGATCGCTGGGTTGATCGCTTTTTCGCTTATCATTTGGTTCTCATCTATTATTGGATTCTGGTGGGTTATTATTTTATTGCTCCCGTTTCTGCTTATCACCTGAACGCAGGTATTGAGTTTCATGCCACAGAGACTTATTTGAATTACCTTTGGGACCATGATTATGACAAAAAAGTTGCAGAGATTGCTGTGGATGAAATGAATCATTATATTGAGCTCACACGAGCAATGACTATGGTATGAATGATACTCAAAAACTTATTACACTCATAGCACTATCAGAACAAACATTTGAGAAGAACTATTATGCTTGGTATCGCACTCTCTTTCGTCGCTATCCCTTTCGTTTTATCAACACTCTATTTCGGAACAAGAGGAGGGTATTATGACTCCAAAGATTATAAGGGAAACGGAACCGCACATTAAACAGAGATATCACTTTGCCGCATCGGCATTTGTGAGAATGTGGGGGCACAATTCATTAAACGACTACCGCATTATAGATTTTTGTGTAGAATGGGCACATAGAGAAGAAAACGCTCCGTTGAGTGGGGATGTAGACCAGTATTTTTATTACGAATTTAAGACTTGGAGAGGATATTAACTACATACTCAAGATAGATTAAGTGATTAATGTTTTTACCTCTTTCCGAAAGAGTTGACAACCAACTCTTTTTTGATAATTTTGAAAAAATAAAAAACGATTATTTAACTTTTGTTAGTGATAACAAAAAATATTTTTTTGATTATCAACATAGTTGGGATTTAAAATTTGGATTTGGGACCACATCTCTTCCCAAAAATACTGGGTATTTTTGGCAGGTATGTCCTTTAATTTATGGTAAACATCCAATACCTTCTATATTTTGGCATGGAGAAGTTGAAGAATGCTTTACTACAAAAATGATTGCGTCATTTAAAGTTAAACCAATACTTGCAATATTTTCAATGATTGAACCTGGTGGAGTAGTTAAACCTCACAGAGATCATGATGATGATTTATTAGTTGGATTTGGTTATACTAAGACTAGCAAAGAAACGATTATTAAATATCATTTGAGTATTGATATACCAGATGATGGTGAGTGTTCACTTACAGTTGCTGGAGAAACTAGAACATTAAAGAATGGTGATCTTAATCCTTTTGATGAAACGAGCGAACATTCTGTTATAAACAAAAGTACAAAAAGAAGAGGAGCGTTGATTATGTCTTTTGCTAGATCGGAGATTTATTAACAATGGGACACTTTGCACGATGGGTATTAGAAAATCCTTATACTCTTGGAATGCTTAGTTATATTTTAATTGTTCTGCCTATTATGGGCATCTGGGCAATTCATAAATACGGATGGCAGCACTGGGCTCCATTTGACAAGGGGCACAAGAAGTAGTATAATTACTTCTGTTGGGAGGCAAGACCACTCAACGCAACGGAATGTAGCTCAGCTTGGTAGAGCACTCGCTTTGGGAGCGAGACGCCGCAGGTTCGAATCCTGTCATTCCGATTGCCAGTTACTTCACTGGCACACTTGACACAAAACACTCAAGCACTTATAATACTAGAGCAAACAATTCAAAACAATGTCTCTGATCCAAAAATTCAAGAAAGATGTTAGCACTCTTCGTCTTGCTGCTAACGGAGAAATCTACCTTGATGTAAAGAATCCGAAACTTTATAAAAAGGTTCGCCGCTATTATGAAAATGTAGGGGTGGTATTTTCTGGTGACCCTCTTGATGACTATGAAATGTTGATGGAGTATGTCGCTCTTGATCTTGAAGCAGTTGAAGCATGAAACCCAAGGTTCTTCTAGAGCGTGAAGGTTATCGATTTGTTGAAGCAGGTATCCTTGAGATAAACGGTAAACCTGATTATCGTCTGCAAAAACAAAACTACTATACCAAACGCTGGAATGACATTTATCTTTTTGATAATGTGTTACAATGTTCTACTGCAATGGAAGATATTGAGTATGCGAAATGGTTAGATCCAGATCGTGTTCCTTGTTATGTGAGAGGCACTGAAGAATTTTGGGATCAATAGTCACGGATGGACTATAACAGCACTGGTCGGGAGCAAACCCCTTATGTCTAAATCGAGTATCCTAAGGTATCTTGGGAACTTCCTCTTAATGCTTGGTTATCAAGTTATGTTATGGGGAAACTTTAAGTTTGGTCTAGCAATCAAGTTTGTCGGAGGACTCTTCGGTATTCCTTTTGCTATCAAACTTAAATTATGGGATGTGCTATTTCTGATAGCATTCTTTGGTATTACCGAGATATCAAAGTTAACCCAACTTTTCTTAGTTTCACAAAACTAAGTGGTGGAGTCAATCTGACCCCTTCTGGTTTCTTGCTTTTCCATAAAAAAGCAAGTGGTGCGGATGGGACTCTCTCCCGCCTGGTTTCTTGCCTCCAGTCAAAGGGCAAGTGGCGAGCCTGAGCACATAAAGGTGGGTTGCACAAACCCACCTTTTTTAGTATAATACATATTATAGAGTTTATGATTTTATGAGTCAATATATCAAAAAGGCACTTGTTCTTGGTGCTGGTGGTTTCATTGGAAGTCATATGGTTCGCAGACTGCGTTCCGAAGGATACTGGGTTCGTGGTGTAGACCTTAAGTATCCAGAGTATTCAAAGCACGAAGCAAATGAATTTGTACTTGGAGATCTACGTGATGTAGATTTTGTTCGTCGTGTGCTTGAATATAAGGGGGATGCTGGTAACTTCTATCACTCAGTTCCTTATCGTTATATTCAGGTATTTGATGAAATTTATCAGTTTGCTGCTGATATGGGTGGTGCTGGTTTTGTATTCACTGGTGATAATGATGCTGATATCATGCACAACTCAGCAACAATTAATCTGAATGTTCTTGAAATGCAACATCAGATGAATGAAAGGGTTGGTAAAAATACTACTAAGATTTTTTATTCTGGATCTGCTTGTATGTATCCAGAACACAACCAACTCGATCCTGATAACCCCGACTGCCGTGAAGAATCAGCTTACCCTGCTAACCCAGATTCTGAATATGGTTGGGAGAAACTGTTCTCAGAGCGACTCTTTTTCGCTTATCATCGTAATTACGGGATTCCTGTACGGGTTGCTCGTTATCACAACATCTTTGGTCCTGAAGGAACCTGGGATGGTGGACGTGAAAAGGCACCAGCAGCAATCTGCCGTAAAGTAGCATACCTTCCAGAAGAGGGTGGTAGTATTGATGTTTGGGGTGATGGAAAACAAACTCGTTCATTCCTTTACATTGATGAATGTATTGAAGCAACTCGTCGTCTGATGGATTCTAACTTCATCGGGCCAGTCAATATTGGATCGGAAGAGATGGTAACAATTGATCAACTGGTTGATACTGCTGCTAAAGTTGCTGGTAAAAAGGTTGAGAAAAATCATGTTCCTGGTCCTTTAGGTGTTCGTGGTCGTAATTCAAATAATGATCTGATCCGCAAAGAACTTGGTTGGGACTACTCACAAACTCTTGAGGAAGGAATTCGCAAGACTTACAATTGGATTTCCGAACAAATACAAAAATGATTGGGTTTAACCATTTGGGTAAGTTGGGGCAACTGGGAAACCAGATGTTTCAATATGCCGCAACTAAAGGTATTGCGAAAAAAATTGAAACCGATTTTACAATCCCAAATCATAGAGAAATAGTTATTGATGGGTTGGGTAATCGTTTAAGAATTGAATTGTTTGATGTTTTTTCTTTAAAATTAACTTCTTGTATGACATTAAATCTTCCTTCAGAAGGATATGTACAAGAAAGTAGTTTTGAATTCAGTCCAGAATTTTTTCAATTAGATTCATCTAAAGATGTTTCTCTTTTTGGATATTTTCAAACTGAAAAATATTTCAAGCATATTGAAGATCAAATTCGTCAAGACTTTACTTTTCAAGATAAGTATGTTACTGAATGTGCTGATATTGTAGATCAGTTTGATAATCCTATTGCTTTACATATTCGTAGAGGAGACTTTTTAATTAACTCTGCCAATCATGCCAATCTCCCTATTGAATACTATGAGGAAGCACTTCAGCAGTTTGATGGTGATCGTCAAGTAGTAATCTTCTCTGATGATCCATCTTGGTGTAAAGAACAATCAATTTTTTCCGATGATAGGTTTCTTGTTTCTGAAGGAAATGGACCCTATCATGATCTTTATTTAATGTCTAGGTGTTCCGATTTTATTATTGCCAACAGTACCTTTAGTTGGTGGGGAGCATGGTTAGCAAATACTGGAAAAGTTGTTGCACCATCTCTGTGGTTTGGTCCTAATAATTCTGATAAAAATACTAAAGATCTTTATTGTGATGGGTGGATAATTTTATGAAGATGTCTATTGCTATTCCCACTTACGAATCTAAGGGGAGGGGAAATGAATTCCTGGAAGATTTGTTCAGGACTATTGAAATTCAAACGTTTAAAGACTTTGAAGTTGTTATTTCAGATCATAGTATTGATAATGAATTATTGAAAGTTATCTATCAATATAGAGGTAAGTTCAAAATCGTTTATGTTAAGAATGAAGATCGACGAGGGAATGGACCAGCAAACACTAATAATGCAATTGATAATTGTTCAGGGGAAATTATTAAGGTGATGTTCCAAGATGATTTTTTCTATGATGATGAGGCGTTAGAAAAAATTTATAATGCTTTTGAGGAAGATACAAAGTGGTTGTTATGTGCTTGTAATCATACTCAAAATGACGGAAATTCTTTTTATGGTGATTTATATCCAACATGGAATGATGATATAATTAATGGTGTAAATACAATCAGTTCTCCATCCGTCTTGGCAGCAAGACGAGAAGTTTTTGAAAATGTGAAATTTGATCCAAGTTTAGTAATGATGATGGATTGTGAATTTTATTATCATGCTAAAGCAGTTTATGGAGATCCTGTATATTATCATGATGTATTAGTATCTAATAGAGTTCACGAAGATCAAATATCTTCAATGTATCTCAAAGAAGATTATCAGAAAAAATTTAATAGTGAACTTGCATATTGTAAAGAAAAGCATGGAGTTAAGTAAATGTACAAAGTTTTGATTGTTGGGTTTGGATTTGTTGGATCCGCTGTTGCATCAATTTTTTCTGAAGGAGAAAAAGTTATTGTTGATCCAAAATTCAATGATAATAAAATTAGTGATTTTAAAAATCAAGAATTTGATGCTGTCTTTGTTTCTGTTGATACCCCAAAGGCAGAAGGATTTAAATTATTAGATTCAATTCTTTCGGAATTGAATGAAAATATGCTAGAGGGAACGCCGGTTTGTTGTAAGTCAACTGCAACTCCAGAGTTTTACTATGATGTTGTTAATCGATATACTAATATTCGAATTTTACACAGTCCAGAGTATTTGAATAAGACTAATCCTATTAAAATGTTCCAGGGGCAAAAATTCTTTATTATTGGTGGCAATGAAGATGCTGCTATGAAAGTTGCAGATATTTTTAAAACTAGACTGACTCATGTTAAAGATATTAGAATCACTGATATCAAAACAGCAGCACTAGTTAAGTATGCTGAAAATGCCTTTTTGGCACTCAGAGTTACTTTCTTTAATGAGATGTATCTAGCACACCAGCAACAAGGTTGTGAGTCAACTTATACAGACTTTGCTGAGATGGTTGGACTTGATGAAAGGATTGGACATTCTCATTCTCAAGTTCCTGGTAGTGATGGTAAGTTTGGTTGGGAAAGTCATTGCTTAACAAAAGATAATTATGAACTTGAAAAGTTTAGTCAGAGTCCATTGATTAAGTTTATGAGAGAATTGAATGATAAGCATAGAAGTGTTGAACCATGAAGATTGCTGTTATAACTGCTTCAATAGGAACAAACAGTCTTTTACCACAAAAGAAATTTGATAATGTTGATTATCATGCTTTTGTAGATAATGAGACCGATAGTAAAGATTGGATTGAACATCCAGATCTTCAATACTGGAACCAACACTCTGCTATCCAGTTTTCAGCAGATCCAGTTTATGCAAATAGAAGAAATGCAAAGATTTATAAAATAATCCCGTTTGCATTTCTTCCAGACTATGATTACTATTTTTGGATTGATTCCACTCACACCCTAGAAAAAGATCCAAATGAACTGATTGAAACTTATTTAAAGGATGCTGATGTTGCAGTCTTTAAACATCCACAACGTCAGTGCATTTATGAAGAGGGTGAATTTATTAAACAAATAAAATTTGATTATCCAAATTTAATTGATGATCAACTTGCTTTTTATAAGGATATGTGCTATCCTGAAGGTAATGGATTGTATGAGATTCCTGTAAGATTTCAACGTAATAATACGTTAACTCAAAAAATGGGATTAATGTGGTGGGAGCAAATCTGTATGTTTTCATCTAGGGATCAACTAAGTTTTCCTTTCGTATGTCATCAACTTGGTGTCAACCTATCTATTCTCCCTGGAGTTGCTAATACCATTAGAGGTAATACACTTATGCCTCAAGTAATCATATCAAATCATAGTAGAACATTCTGATGTGTAGTTTTCTTTTTACTGATAAAGATATTGATGATTTTGATCATGTGAATCATTTCATGAAATTTCGTGGTCCAGATGCAACTAAGACCATTGAAGTTAATGAATATACATTCACCCATAATATTTTGTCCATTACTGGGCAATTTACTGAACAACCTTTTGTAGATCATGATGATCAAATCGTCTGTGTATACAATGGCGAAATATATAATTATCAAGAGTTTGGTGAGTATACGTCTGATGGTGAGTGTTTAATTTCTTTGTATAAAAAGTATGGAAATAAATTTGTAAAAAAACTTGATGGTGAATTTGCGATTGTTCTAGTTGATTTTAAGAATGATCGATTTATTATTTCCACAGACGTATTTGCCACAAAACCATTGTGGTTTTCAATTGGTGAAAGTCTTGCCGTTGCAACTTATGAGTCTGCAGTTAAGGCACTTGGATTTAGAACGGCAACCAAGTTACATGCAAATACTGCACAAGTCTTTGACTTGCAAACCAGAAAATTACTTGATCAGTTTTCTGTTTATGACTTTGATCTAAAACAATATAAGACAGACTTTTCTGACTGGATTTTTGCTTTTGAAAATTCTATTCGGAAACGCACAACTAATCTTAGAGAAAATATTTTTATTGGTTTATCCAGTGGATATGATAGTGGTGCAATTGCATGTGAATTGAACAAACAAAACGTTTCCTATAAAGCTTATGCTGTTGTTGGAAGTGAAAACCAGGAGATCTTAGATAAAAGATTTTCTATGTTTAATAGCAATTCTTCTGGACAATATCTTTCAGATAATCGTTGGCAATATAGAGATTACATCAATAGAAATGTAGAAGAATTTAAATATCGAATTTATTCTTCTAGCAGTGATTATAATGAATTTGATAGACGACTTCAGGATGATAATGGTTCTTGTGGTCTATCTATGATTTGTGATAATGCTAAAAAGGAAGGTAAAAAAGTTTATCTTTCTGGATCTGGATCTGATGAAATTTTTTCAGATTATGGATTCAATGGTGAAAAGAAGTTTCTTCACAGTAATTTTGGAGGATTATTTCCAGAAGATCTTACCACTATTTTCCCTTGGGCATCTTTTTATGGAAGTACAATGGTTTCTTATCTAGCAAAAGAGGAGTATGTTGCGGGGTCATATGGTATTGAAACCCGCTATCCATATCTGGATAAATACGTTGTACAAGAATTTCTTTGGTTGGATCACGAATTAAAAAATTCAAAATATAAATCTGTTTTGGACGAATATCTGACTAAATCAAACTATCCGTTTGAAGTTAACATTAAAAGAGGATTTTAAAGTATGTCTACAACATTAAAAAAAGAAGTATTGCAAAAATATAAGAACGATATTTTTGTAGAGACTGGAACTCTATGGGGAGAAGCAGTCGAAGTTGCTTTAGAATGTGGATTCAAAAAAATCTATTCGATTGAAATTGATCCAGAAAAAGTAAAGTATAACACCGAAAAATTTCAAAAAGAAATTGAAGAAGGTGTAGTCGAAATTATCGAAGGGGATACATTTAAAGTCTTTAAAGATATTATTTCAAAGGTAGATGCTCCTGCTACTTTTTGGTTAGACGCTCATTGGGATGGGGATGTATTAGGTGAATACAAGTGCCCACTTCCATTTGAACTGGAAGCTCTTCTTGAGCATCCAATTAAGACCCATACTTTGTTGGTTGATGATCGCAGAATCTTTGGAATGGTTGGAAGTAATTGGGGTGAAGATCTTGATGAAGAACTTTTGATTGAAGCAATAACTGATATCAACCCAGACTATAAAATTTCTTTTGAGGATGGTTGTATTCCTGACGACATTATTGTAGCTCAACTTTGATAACAAATGAACTATAGTATTTTTACAACTGCTAATAAATCTTACTATCCTTTTTTGGATATTTTTACAAGTTCAGCAATACAAAATTGTAAAAATTTAGATAGAATTTATGTTGCAGATAGTGGACTTGATCAGTACCAAAAATCAATCAAGGATAAAGATAAAGTAAGTATCTTAGATACTGATTGTGTTGATGAGTATAGTGGTGTTCATTCTGAGGGATGGGTAAAAGCTACTCAGATGAAAACCAAATCTCTTAATAAACTTTTTCATGTAATTGATTTTGATCATCCCGTCATTATGATTGATAGTGATGTTTGTGTCTTGAGAGATCTTGAACCTATCATTGCGCCATATTATGATATTCAAGTTACCACAATGAGTACTGGTGGTCATACAAGAGGTGATGGAATTCACATCAGTGAAATTGCAAGTTTTGTTATCTTTAATAATATTCCAAAGTGTAAAAGATTTGTTCAAAGGTGGATTAATCGAATGGAAGAGTTTGTTGAAAATAAAACTCCTTTTCCACATGAAACGCCAGCATTAAATCTTACTCTTAGAAACAACTTAGATGATTTAAAAATTGGTTACTTGGATGAGTTGAAAGTTTGTGCCGATTTAGAATTAGTAGATGGTACATATTCTGTTCATTTTAAGAGTAATGGATCGACAAAAGATAACCCAGTAGTTAATTTTGAAAAAAGAATAATGTCCGTACAAAATAAAACACAAAATGATTTAGATCTGGATGGTTATTTAAATGAGCAAGTCTACGATGATTGGAGAAAAGAGTATGAAACTAACTGATATTCATACACAATTTAAGACTGATAAGGGTACTGCACATAATTACATTGAGTGGTATGAGGACACGTTTTGTGAACGTAGAACTGAACAATTGAATGTACTTGAAATTGGAGTTCTTTTTGGTGGATCTCTAAAAATGTGGGAAAAGTATTTTGAGAATTCCCAGATTTATGGTATCGAAGATTTTTCTCAGAAAGATGGTCAGTGGCATTATCAGTATGAACCAGTTGATGGTGACGCTGTAATGGAGGAAATCAACAGTCACGAAAGAATTACTCTTTTTAATTTTGATTGTGAAAGTCCTACCTCCATTAAAGAAAATCTTCAAGACTTGAGTTTTGATATTATTTTGGATGATGCTAATCATAAATTGACTCAGCAGATGAAAAATTTTGAAAACTACTATCCATATATTAATGATGGTGGAATCTATATTTGTGAAGATGTTCAGACTAAAGAAGAGGCAGAAGATCTTAAGTCTTTTATTCTCAATCTTTATCCATCAAAAGAAGTTTATATTGTTGAACTTGATTTAAGAAAAAAATCTGATGATAGATTAGTTGTAGTAGTATGAAAAGAATTTACATTTATTGTGATGGTGGATTTGGTAACAGATTCAATTCTTTAGTTTGTGGACTTTCCATTTGTAAGAAAACTGGACTTGAACCAATTATTGTTTGGCCACTTACTAATTGGTGTAGATCAAAGTTTAGCACTTTGTTTAATACTGATTTTAATGTCTTAGAAGAGAATCTTAATTACTTTGAGACGAACGTTCAGGATTATGAATTTTTAATGCATGGTAATTTTTTGAATTTCAATACAAATGTTTATCACCCAGAAAGTTTTGGGTCTCTTGAAACTATTTCGGAGTTTTGTACAAATACTGAAAAACAAAAGATAGTTTATAATAATGATACACTTCTTTCTTATCTTAGTGAAGATCAGATTATGGATGTGATAAGAGGTATTAGATTTAATTCTGACTTGGTAGATAATGCAAATAATTTTATTGATACAAATTTGGGAGAGTCTTTCGTTGGAGTCCATTTAAGAAACACTGATTTCTACGATCCTCATAAACCAAACTTTGACCAAATTTTTAATCAAGTATCTGACAATACAAATACCAAATATTTTGTTTGTTCAGATGATGAAGAACTAGAAAATAAATTCAACCAATTGGAAAATGTTTCTGTATATCCAAAAACTAGTTACGTTGAAAAACTAACTGATGAAGGTGAATGGAGATCTGTAATCGTTGATGATACTGGAGTTGAATATCCATTTAATGTTGAGAGATCTGATGAGAGTGTACGGCAAGCAATTGTTGACTTGTATATTCTTTCAAAATCTGATATGATGAAGACATCGAACAGTTCATTTTTACAGACTGCTATTTTATTAAAAAAATCGTACCAAGATGGATAAAAATAAATCTGCTTTCAAACTGAAAAATATTGCTCCAATTTATTATCTCAATCTGGATGATCAACCAGAACGAATGGAATATATGGAAGATCAAATGAAGTATTGGGAGATAACAAACTATACTCGTATATCTGCATATGATGGTAGAGAAGATGATCTCAGTGATATTATTAAAGGACGTTATCCAGAGATGATGACCTCTGGTGAGATTGGATGTATTACTAGTCATCTGAAAGCAATTAAACACTGGATGGAAACATCTGATAGTCCATATGCAATCATTATGGAAGATGATGTTGATCTAGATCCTGTTAGATTTTGGAATTTTACCTGGACTGATTTTGCATCAAAGGTTCCATATGATTGGGATGTTATTCAACTTGCTATTATCTGCACAGGTCCTTTACACGTCAAACTACATAAGAGATTTGTAAATGACTTTTCTACAGCAGCATATATGATTACGAGACACCATGCCGAAAAACTCCTGAAGCATCATGTTCGTGGTGATAAGTATAAACTTGATAATGGTGTAAAACCTAGACCAGTTGCTGATGATCTAATTTACAACTCTGGTAATACTTTTTCTATACCACTATTTCTTTATAAGATTGAACTGGGATCTTCTATTCATCCAGAGCATATTGATTTTATTCATCGATCAAGTCATGATGGATTGAGAAATTTTTGGGAACAAAGTGGTTCTGATGTTGGAATATCAGAACTCATGGATTATGATCCTTATTTGGGGAGAGTCACAGAAGATCGTCAAGGATAATATGAATTCAAAAATTCTTTCCATACATGGAGGACATAATTGTTCGATAACCTTAGTTGATAAAAATAATCAATTAAGGATTTTTGAATTGGAAAGATATACAAAGATCAAGAATGATACTCTTGAACATACAGATTTGACAGATAAGACTAGACATCAGTTCTTACAACATGCCAAATCTGAATTGAAAGAAGAACCTCAATATGTTTTATACAGTTATATTTCTGAAGAGTATCTGGGAATAGTAAAGACTTATTTTAAAACTGCAAAGTTTATAAAAATGGGACATCATACCTCTCATTGTATTGGTGCTTACCATCAAAGTGGATTTAAAGATGCCCTTGTCATATCTTTAGATGGTGGTGGTATAGAGTATGGTCATTATGGAATATCTAAAGAATTAGATGGAACGGAAATAACATATAGTATTCTTAGAATTGACAATGGGAAAGTAGATGTTCTTTTGACTTCAGATTCTTTAAATTCACCTAAGTTTACTCCTGGAACTTATACTGCTGTTGTGCCTTTAATATCTGAAATTGATCCATACAAGTCTGATGTTGAAATTGCAGAGTGTATGGAAGAGGCACAAAAGGAAGATAGTTCAATTCAATATATTAGTCAAGAAGATTCTCCTTTTTGGAGATTGAGAAGTAAGGCAAGAATATGTGCTGGTAAATTGATGGGATTGTCTTCTTATGGGAAGATAAGAAATGAATGGATTGATTCTATAAGAAACATTTATCTACTTCTTCCGAAAGAAATTCATTTACCATCCAATCTAAAATCATCTATTGTTGGACTATCTAAATCTATTGGTAAACCATTAACACAAAATTGTTTATCTGGTCGAGATAGTTATGATTTGGCTGCGACAAACCAACATGTCTTTGAGGAACTTTGTTGGGAGTTGATTCAACCTTATATTGATGAATGTGATTTGGATGTTGTCTTTTCTGGTGGGTGTGCATTAAATGTTGTTTTCAATCAAAAAGTCAGTCAATATTTAAGTAAAACAAATCGAAAACTTTTTATATCTCCTACTCCAAGTGATGAAGGATTATCTTATGGTCATGTATGTTCTGTAGATAAAACATTAAGTGATAAGTTTTCGGTTTATTGTGGACTTGATATTTTAGATAGAGATAACATATCAGAGTATTATAATAAATACGACAAGTTGGGTAAGGTTACTAGATTATGAATTCAAAGATCTTGGCTATTCATGGTGGACATGACTGTTCTGCTACCTTTGTGGATAAAAATAATCAAGTAAGAATTTTTCAACTTGAAAGATTTACAAAGATAAAACATGATAATTTTGAGTGTGATAGTTATACGACAGATATTAGAATAGAACAAAAGAAAAGTTTTTTAGATCATATTAAATCACAACTCAAAGAAGAACCAAAATATGTTCTCTATAGTTATTTTGGGAACCGATATTATCTTGATATTTTAAAAAGTAAATTTAAAGAATCTAAATTTATTGAGATGGGGCATCACACGTCTCATTGCATCGGTGCCTATCATCAAAGTGGATTTAAAGATGCATTAGTTATTTCATTAGATGGTGGAGGTTTCGATAATAATCATTATGGTATAACTAAAAACCCTAAAGGGGTGGAAATAAGTTATAGTATTGTCAAGATACTTGATAAAAAGGTTGATGTTTTATTAGCAACTAATTTTCCTGGTGCCATGAATTTTACTCCAGGAAGTTATACTGCTTTAGTTCCTGCCATATCTGAAATTGATCCTTATAAGGGAGATAAAAGAATTACAGAATTTATAAAGTCTCTTCTTGAGCAATCTGATGCAAATATAAAACTCAATGATTCTCCTTTCTGGAAACTGAGAAACATGGCTAAGGTTTGTGCTGGTAAATTGATGGGTCTTGCTGCCTATGGTAAAGTCAGAAAAGAATGGATTAATTCTGTTAAATTAGTTTATCTTGCAGGACCTGATGAGGTTCACACACCAAAACATATAAAATCTTTATTGGTTAGTTTTGCCAGCATTATTGGAGTGCGTCCAGATCAGAATTGGTTTTCTGGACAGGAAAGTTATGATTTGGCTGCGACAAACCAACATGTCTTTGAGGAACTTTGTTGGGAGTTGATTCAACCTTATATTGATGAATGTGATTTGGATGTTGTCTTTTCTGGTGGGTGTGCATTAAATGTATTGTCCAATCAAAAGATTATGGAATATTTGGATAAAACAAATCGAAAACTTTTCGTATCTCCTAACCCTGGCGACGATGGATTATCTTATGGACATGTTTGCTCTATAGACAAAAATTTTGATGATAAATTCTCAGTCTATTGTGGTCTCGATATTCTTGACAGAGAAAAGATTCCAGAGTATTATGAAAAATATAAAAAGAATGGTAAGGTGATTGAATTATGAATTCTAAAATACTTGCTATTCATGGTGGACACGATTGTTCTGTAACTTGTGTAGACAAAAATAATCAACTAAGAATCTTTCAACTTGAAAGATTTACTAAGATAAAACATTGCTCATTTAAAAAATTCAGAAAAGAAAATGAGCAAGATTCTAAGTTTGAAGATAGAATTAAATTTTTAGAATATATTAAATCACAACTGAAAGAAGAACCAAGTTATATTCTCTACAGTGTGGTTATTGATGAAGATTTTTCTTTGATGAAAAGATTATTTCCAAAATCAAAATTCATTTCAATGGGTCATCATACTTCTCATTGTATTGGTGCTTATCACCAAAGTGGATTTAAAGATGCACTGGTTATATCATTAGATGGTGGTGGGTTGGAAAATAATCATTATGGTATTGTGAAAGATCCACAACAATGTCCTCTTATTGGATATAGCATCCTCAAAATATCTGATAAGAAAGTTGATGTTTTATTGACTTTAAATTCAGAGAATGCACTTGTATTTACCCCAGGTCAATATGCATCTCCGCTTCAATTAATATCTGAAATCGAGGATAAAAATAAGACGGATCATCTTGAAAAAATGTTTGATTCAAATCAAAAGTATGTTTCTGCAGATTATTTAAACTCAAATGCTGGAAAGTTGATGGGTTTAGTTGGATATGGTAAAGTCAGAAAAGAATGGATTGATGTCATTAAACAAAATTATATGATGACTCCAGCAGATGCTCAAAATCCCATGGTTTCTATAATGGTTGGACAACAAATGATAAGTACTTTGTTATCTAATCGAGAAGAAAATGAGGATGTGATAAGTGTATTTTTATCCGATAATCAAAATTCTTTAGACGACATTACTACTCTTCTAAAGTCAACAATAAATTGTTTATCTGGTCAACATAGTTATGATTTAGCAGCAACTAATCAACATGTATTTGAAGAACTTTGTTGGAAATTAATTAAACCTTATCTTGATAAGTATGATCTTAACGTAGTATTCTCAGGCGGATGTGCTTTGAATGTAATCTTTAATCAGAAGGTTGTTGAATATTTGAACAAGACAAATCGAAAACTTTTTGTCTCACCAGATCCTGGTGATGATGGATTATCTTATGGACATTTTTGTTCCATAGATAAAACTATGAAAGATAAGTTTTCTGTTTATTGTGGGTTTGATATTCTTGACAGAGAAAAAATTCCAGAGTATTATAATAAGTATAATAAAATTGGTAAAGTAGTAGATATGAATGTTTCTAAAATTGTAGATTTAATCAAGGAAGGAAAGATTGGTGCCACGATGATTGGGTATTCTGAAGTTGGACCTCGTGCTCTGGGAAATCGTAGCATCATATGTGATCCAAGTATTCCTGAAATGAAGGATACTTTAAATGCCAAAGTTAAGTTTAGAGAATGGTTTAGACCTTTTGGTCCTGTCTGCAGAGAAGAGGATAGGGATATCTATTTTGATAATGCTTTCGCTTCTCCATATATGTCTTTTGCTCCGATGGTAAAGGAAGAGTATCGGGAAAAACTACCTGCAATTACTCATGTTGATGGTACTGCAAGACTTCAAACTGTAACCAGAGATCAACACAAATTGTTCTATGACATTCTGACAGAACTTGATAATCGTGGGCACGATGCTGTGATTCTAAACACATCTTTTAATATCAAAGGTAATCCGATTCTCACAACTGTTGAAGATGCTTTTTATGTATTGGAAAATACTGAATTAGATTTTCTGATCCTTGAAGATTATTTGTTTCTTAAATAATATTCTGATATCCGAACAAAAGGGGGATTGACGCCCCTTTCTTTTTGCTATATAATTGTGTAACAATTCTTAACGAATGTGCAATGACTGTAACAACTAATGAGTTTGGTCAACAGAATATGTTTGCCAAAGAACCTACCATGTACTACGAGAACTATGGTATGGATACCCCCAACCAAGTGAAGGAGAAGTACAATGGGCGCTGGGCAATGGTCGGCATTGTTGCTGGTCTTATTTCTTATATCAGCACTGGGAAACTCTTCTTCGGGATCTTCTGACAATTGATTGACAATGGCGCAAATTATCTTTACAATTACTAGTGTTGCCTTCTTCGTTTTGTTGGCAGCATCTGTAGAAAAACTTTCCGAAACTTACTAATGGCAACCTATAGCGTTACACTTCAATCCCCTGACGGCACTTCTACCACGATTGAGTGCCCCGATGACATGTATATCCTTGAAGCCGCTGAAGAAGCAGATATTGATCTGCCTTATTCTTGCCGTGCTGGTGCTTGCTCTACCTGTGCTGGTAAACTTGTCAGTGGCCAGGTAGATATTAGCGATCAATCCTTCCTTGATGATGAGCAAATTGATGATGGATTTATTCTGACTTGCGTTGCTTATCCTACTAGTGATTGTGTGATTCTGACCGAACAAGAGGAAAATCTATGATGAAAGCATTCTTTGCTTTTCTGGCAGTATTCTTTCTTGCCCTTCCTGCATGGGCAGTGGATGTAACCATGGGTTCTAATGGTAATCTTATCTTTGAACCTGCCGATGTTACACTTTCTGCTGGAGATACTATTCATTTTGTGAATGGTATGCTTCCACCTCATAATGTGATTGTGGAAGACCACCCAGAACTCTCACATGATGGACTTCTGTTTGCTCCTGGCGAGAGTTTTGATGTTACTTTTACTGATGCTGGTGAGTATACTTTCTGGTGTGCCCCCCATAAAGGTGCTGGAATGATCGGTCATGCCCACGTTTCATAATATCTTTCACTGCTGGGAGCACACTATTCATATGCTTATCTGTTGTATTGTTGGTATTGGAATTGGAACCCTGGCAGTCTGGGGTTACAAAAAAATTAAAGAAAATAAAGATCACAACCCCTAAGGAGAAACAAAATGAAATTCGGATTTACCCCTGAGGCAGAAATCCTCAACGCACGTCTGGCAATGCTTGGTTTTGTCGTAGCCGTTGGTACATACGTTACTACTGGTCAGATCATTCCTGGAATTTTCTGATATAATATAAGTAGTAAACACCAGATTCATAATGTCAAAATCAAAACATTATACAAGACCATTTGACGAAAATGATTTTGCAAGAGCTTGGAAATGGAGAGATCTTCCCCTTGCCCAACAAATTATTAGAGACGCATTTTTTGATCTCACTCCAGAAGAAGAGCAACTTGCAAAGGATTGGTGCAAAAGAGAAGGACATGATTGGCAAGAAATTGTAGATCTAATTAAAGGAAGTGTTAAAAAAATGACGTATCTAGTTCCAGAGGGATATGATATTCCTCAAGAAGAATTTATTTTTCGTGAGAACAGTCAGTTTGTAACTCGTACAACTGAAGATCTTTTTTACGATAAACGTGTGATTGTTTTTTCACTTCCAGGTGCATTCACTCCTACTTGTTCTCATTACCAACTTCCTGGGTTTGAGGAAAAGTATGATGAGTTTAAATCACTTGGTATTGATGAAATTTATTGCGTTTCCGTAAACGATGCTTTTGTTATGAATGCCTGGGCAAAAGATCAAGGCATTGAAAAAGTTAAAATGCTCCCTGATGGCAATGGGTATTTTACCCGCCAAATGGGAATGCTTGTGAAGAAAACTAATCTTGGATTTGGTAGTCGTTCCTGGCGTTATGCCATGGTCGTCTATGATGGACAAGTTGAGAAACTTTTTGTCGAAAACGGTATGCGTGATAATGCAGAGACCGATCCTTACCAAGAGACCACACCAGAAATTGTTCTTGAATATGCCAAAGCATCTGCTAAAGATGAAGTGACTGCTTGAAACAATAAGAAATAATGCTCAACTCTGCTCTAAATATTGAGCAGAGTTTTTTTTTATGCCATGCCACGCGGACAACTGACGAAAGAGATCATCAAATGTGAGATTCTTAAAATAAAAAGAGACCTAGACAAAGAGTGGATGGATAAGTCTGGTCACGATCCAAAATGGTTAGCACATCAGTATCTCAATAGAGTCCTGGATAAGATCGAAGAATATAGGGCTTGACAGAAGAACCAGATCGTAGTATGATAAATAGGTAAACAAATGTTACGAGACCTTAATGTTTCGAAACATTGAACATGGAGAAAAGGGACTAACCTCCTTACCGAGACTATCCATGTAAAATATGTCTCTCATATCCACAGTGGAGGGTGCTGTGGAGTATAATTGTTTCAGTTCGTCCCCCGAACTTTTACTTACCCTTTTTAAACAAATGTCTGCTTCAATTGCACAACAACGACAACTGAATACTTGGGATCAATTCTGCAACTGGGTCACCAGCACCGACAACCGCCTGTATGTGGGTTGGTTCGGCGTTCTGATGATTCCTTGCCTGCTTGCTGCAACAATCTGCTTTATCGTTGCATTCATCGCTGCTCCTCCTGTAGACATCGATGGTATCCGTGAACCCGTTGCTGGTTCACTCATGTACGGAAACAACATCATCTCTGGTGCTGTGATTCCTTCGTCCAATGCTATTGGACTGCACTTTTACCCCATCTGGGAAGCTGCTT